ATCTATGCTATCTACTCAGTATTATAATGAGATAACAGCAGCTATTAATCATAAGATTATATGGGTATTCATTGGAGATCTTAACCAGCTACCTCCTATTTTCGGACCTGCTATCTTAGGGTTTAAACTTAATGAGCTGCCAGTAATAGAACTAACAGAAGTATATCGGCAAGCATTAGAAAGTCCTATTATTCGCTTAGCACATAGAATCCTTAGCGGTAATCCTATCCCAGCAGAAGAATATACCTCTTGGCACGAGCCAGATAAACTTACTATACATCCTTGGAAGAAGAAACTCACTGAAGATCTAGCTTGTAGCACAGCCGCAGCGTTCTTTAAAAAGGCTTATGATAATAAACTCTATGACCCAGAAGAGGATATGATACTTATACCTTTTAATAAAGGATGCGGCACATTAGAGATAAATAAGCATATAGCTAATCATATATCTAATACCTACGATGAGGTAACTTATGAAGTTGTAGCTGGATTTAATAAGCACTACTTCTCAGTAGGGGACTATGTTCTCTATGACAGAGAAGATGCTAAGATATCAGAGATTAAAGTTAACCATTCTTATAGTGGTGCTCGTTTCCAGAAAGCATCAACTAACCTAGATTACTGGGGCTTTAACTCTAACGCAGCAGCAGAAAGAGCAGCTTCAGGAGAAGAAGAGATAGATGATGTAGACTTTCTTCTAGAAGCTGTAATGATAGGGGAGTCAGAAGATAGAGTTACTCAAGCTAGCCATACTATAACTGTAAGGCTACAAGATACAGGGCAGGAAGTAGAACTTACTAAAGCCGCGGAAATTAATAATCTTCTACACTCCTATGCACTAACTGTACATAAAGCTCAGGGTTCTGAATGGAGAAAGGTATTCATTCTTCTTCACTCTTCTCACGCTACAATGCTGCAACGAGAACTATTATATACAGCAGTTACAAGAGCTAAAGAAGAACTGTATGTAATATGTGAGCCAGAATCTTTTACTAACGGTATTAAGAGCCAGAAGATTAAAGGTACTACACTAGCTGAGAAAGCTGAATACTTTAAAGGTAAGCAACGGAAATAGGAGTAATATAAAGATGACACTTAAAAAATATAAAGAATTTAAAGTAGGAGATATAGAGTTTAAAGACGATGATATGATATCCATATCAATAGATAAGCCACATCATGGGGCATTTATAACTATGCACGGCTGTGATAAGACTGAGTTATTTAGAGAAGTAGTTACTGTTATAGATGCCTTAGAGAAAATGAAACAGGAGTTAGATAAGCTATGAAGCGCCGACCAGAAGAACTAACTAGAAGAATTAATAGAAGCTTTGATGGAGTACTATGAATATGAATATAAATAAACAAAACTTATTTAAAAAAGAGACTAAACCTCAGTCAGACTTGCAGCAACTATCTACAAGACTTACTTGGTTTATTAATTTTCAACTGCAAACTGTATCTTTTTATCCTTGGTTTATGGAAACCTCTCAAGCTACAAAAGATGCTCATAACAGGTATAGTTTAGCAAAGAGATCTTATATAAAAGCATTAAAAAAAGATTATCAAGTGCAGAAAGCAGCAATATTAAAAAAACGAGAAGATAGGAAAAGAAAGCAGCTTCTAACCTAAGAGAAAAAAACAATTTGACACCATGCATACCTGTGATATCATCCATTCCTGTTTGTGAGAAAACTATCCCTCACTTTCAGGACAAACTAAGTTATAACTTAATCTATCATTCTTAACCTAAGGTTTAAAACTATGTCAGAACAACAAGCACTAGAAACAACAGAAGCACAAGAAGAAACAGGCCCTGTAATTATCTCCGTAGAGAATCCTTCTACAGAAGAGATGGCAGCTATCATTAAGAACATTAAAGATAACTATGACTTCTCAGTAACTCCTAAAGCTACTCGCTTTAACTTTAAGAGATCTAAAGATAAAGATACGGGCATTGAAACTGTACGTTCCGCAGTAGAACTACCTATCCCTTATCCTTCTATGGACGGGCTTCTTACTATCATCTCTGAAGGACAAACTCCTGAAGGTAAGCAAGCATTAGATCTCTTAATGGAAGCTATTGAAAGTACAGTTAATGCTGTAGCGCGAGATATGCTAGGAGAAGATGTTACTCTTAGTGCAGCTAACTTCCCTGTAGAAAAACTAGCTTGGAATGTTATTGCAGCTATGCCTAAAGCACAGCGTCGTGGTGGTGGTATTCCTAAGGAAACTTGGGACGACTTCGAGAAAGATTATATCGAAGTTATGCCTACTGCTGCTAATAAGACTATTAGCCAAGTATCTCTTGCTGCCAAGATCCTTAAAGGTCGCCTATCCTCAGTTAAAACTAATGAAGTAGTTCTTAAAATGCTCACTGAACAGCTTGCTATTTATGCTGAGAAAACTCCTAATCTTGAAGAGTATGCTGAGATCGTTAGCTTCTTGATAGATAAGTCAGAAACATTCCTTAACGTCAGTGAAGAAGATTTGCTAGCTAACTTGTAAGCTACCTGTAAAGGTATTTAGTTTAGTTCAGTAAATAATAGAGAGGGTAGGAGATATTTCCTATCCTTTCTATTTTTCTTTAGTATTTATCAGAGGATAGTATCAGTAGTAGTAGCTAGGGTTTTCGACTCCTTTTCTCCTTAGTTTCTATTCTTGGCAGGTACTGGTACTATCCTACTAATAAATATTATTCAATCTTCTACCTCCTCTTGGAACCTATACCTTATTTCCCTAATGCGAAAGTATGAGCCTATATGGATTGCGCTAAAAAAGAATATTACTGTATCTATAGCTGCGCCCGTAAGAGATCATAAGACTATCATTCAGGGCTTACGAAAAGAGAAGTGGAGAGATCTTGCATATAAGCTACAAAGATCTGAAGCAGGATATAAACTTGAAGTAACTGAAGTAGTAGAAGAAGTGATAATAACATTCACACTTAAAGAACATACACTAATCACAATGGATATGTTATAGATATGACTGATCAAGCATATGAAATAAGAAATGAACTAGCATTATTAGAAGAAGCATTACTAACTGCTACTCCTGAGATGCCTAAGATTCTAAGAACTATACATGCGCATCTTAAGAAAGATCCAGCGCTAGTTACACTTCTATCTGATGAAGAAGCCTCTATTCTAGTGCGCGGCTTAAAGAAAGTAACTGCTACTGATATCGCAACAACAGTAGCTAAGTCTAAGCCTAAGAAAGCATTAAATAAAACTACACTGGCGGATCTATAACTATGTATATGATGCACCCAATAGAAATAGAACTAACACAAGTATCTAAAAACGGTATTATATCTATTATAACTATCGAAGCATTACAAGTAGCTATGAGCAGGAATAGTATAAGTGCTATAACTAGCGAACATATGAATAGCTATGTTTTTAATTCTGATTCTATGTTATGGGTATCTGAACTGACAGGGGAAAAATACTTCTCTATAGATGTACACTCTTCTCTTCCAGTGGTATCAGAACTAGAACCTCTATGAGCGCGGATCTCTTAGCTAAGATAGCTGCATTAAGAGAAGGTCTTGATACTAGCATACAATCAAAAGAGGAAGAACTACCAGCTACTTCCTTATATAGTGTGCTAGAGCTAATTAATAAAGCCCCTAAAGAATGCTATACAGACTACCTTCATGGGGCTAAAGCATTATTAAAATATTTCCATCCTATAGAGATTCCTTATAAAGATCTACCCACTAAGATACTTCCCATACCTGCACTAATAGATACTTACTACGCAGGGGAACTGGCTAAAGTAATAGCAACATCTCTAGGGTATTCCTCTATAAGAAACCTTGAAACATGGCTAGAAGAGATTAATAAATTACATATGTTAATAGCAATTCATACTATGAGAGGAATGATATAAGATGAGCCTGCCCGAATCCCTATTACTATTTTGCTTACTCTTACTGACCCTAGTTAGAGTTCTTATATTAACAGCTAACTATAAAACTTTGGGAAAATATTTCAACCTTTTTCATAGCACAGTTCTAACTATATCCCTAGTACTCATTCCCTATGCACTACTTAAACTAATGGTATCTTTCCTATGAGCGACATACTAGATACAGAACTGGATATCGTAAGCACTGAGAGTACTGAGTCAGGGGAGCCAGAGTTAATAGAAGTAATACAATTACCAGCGGGAGAAGTAGATCCTAGGATTAAACTTCTATCTCATTCTTCCAGAGAACTAGTGCATAAATGTCCTAGGAAGTTCCAGCTCTACCGTCTTAACTCAAGACAAGCAGAGGGGCAGGATATAATAAAAGGTATAGAGAAAGGAGTTACATTCTCATACGGTACTGCTGTAGGTAATGGAATACAATCAGCTATAGCAGGTAATACAGAAGAGCAGGTAATAATAGATACCTTCCTAGGTTGGGATAGTGCTGATTTATTAGAAGAGAATAAGCGCCAGAATAAATCCTTCTGGAAAGCTATGTTCGCAGTGCAGAAATTCATACAACTGCGAGATCATGGGCTTCTTAAAGACTACGAACTTGTATATTATAATGGTAAGCCAGCAGTAGAAATGTCTTTTAATATTATCCTACCTAATGGTTTCTATTACCGTGGCTTTGTTGATGTAGTGCTACGGCATAAAGAAACAGGGGAGATAATGGTACTGGAATTAAAAACCTCTTCCGGTACAGCTAATCCTGCTATGTTTAAGAACAGTGGTCAGGCGCTAGGATACTCTGTAGTGTTAGATATAATCTTCCCAGAGATGAGTGCATATACTGTACTATACCTAGTGTATGAAACTAAGAGCTATGACTTTAAGCAGCTAGCATTTACTAAGTCCCTTCTTCAGCGCGCACTATGGCTGCAAGAATTACTTATAGATACTAAAGTAATATCTATGTATGAAGAGTATGAAACCTATCCTCAACACGGTAGTGCTTGCTTCGACTTCTTTACAGACTGTGAGTTCTTAGGGCTTTGTACTATGGATACTGCCCGACTCACTAAGCCTTATGATACAGCTGATAGGGATAGGATAGAGAAAGAGTTAGAAGAGTATGACTTTACTATCTCCTTTGATGATTTAGTACAAGCACAAATAAATAAAGCGGAGTTATAAGATATGACTTATATATCTAAAGCTAAGAAAGCAGAGATTATGTCTGACTATTGTGAGTACACAAGTATAAATCAAGATCATTATAAAGTGCAATACACAGGAATACAAAAGGAAACTAAACAAATGGCTAAGACAGTATTAGAAATAGATACTATAATTAATTTCGGTAAGCATAAAGGTAAAACTGTAGAAGATCTACTCCTAAACTATCCTGACTATGTGCATTGGATGAAAGATAATAATGTACGTGAGTTTGGGGCTACAGTTACTGCCTTTGAAAATGATGCAGGAGATCCTTCATAATGCCTAAGCTATCTACATTAAGCGCATCTAAGACTTCAAGAGTCCTAGAGTTCGGGCCTCCTAAAACTGGCAAGACTCAGCTTGCATCGCAACTAGCATCTCACTTTAATCTATTACATATAGACTTAGAGAATGGTAAGGATGTAATGTTTAAACTACCAGTAGAGCAACAAGAGAAGGTAGAAGTTATTTCCTTGCCCGATACCAGAGATTACCCTATAGCTATTGAGACTTGTCTTAAGTTAGTGAAAGGCCCATGCTCTGTCTGTACTATTCATGGTAAGGTATCTTGTATGGTATGTAAGCAAGCAGGTAATGAGATTACTGACTATGATCTTAAGTCTCTTGGCCCTGATTGGGTAGTAATCTTTGACTCTATTACTCAGCTATCTAATTCTGCTATTGCTCACATAACTAAGAAGCAGCCCGAAGATTATAAGTTACAGTTCGACGACTGGAATCATCTTGGCATTCTAATGGATAAGTTCTTCTCTTATATCCAACAGGCACCTTATAATGTTATCTGTATTTCTCATGAAGTAGAAGCAGATAGTGAAGCTAAGAAGAAAGTATTAGTTCCAGTAGCAGGTACAAGAAACTTTTCTCGCAATGTAGCTAAGTACTTTGATCATGTAGTATATTGTGAAAAGAAGTTAGGTAAACATAAATTCGGGTCTAGTACTCTCTATTCTCCTAGCGCTATGACAGGCTCAAGAACTGATGTGGAACTAGAGTCTATGGAAGTGCCATCGTTACTAGCTATATTTAAGCCCGAAGCTTTGCCCGCAGGTTCAGCAGTACCTAAAGCTAATGGAGGTAATAATTCTGGCGCTAGTGCAGCTAAGAGTATACTAGATAAGATTAAGAAGTAACACTTCACCAACCAAAGGAAATAAAGTTATGGATAACCAACATAAAAAGATTGAAGGCTACAGAGATCTATCACAAGAAGAAATAGATCTCATGAATAAGATAAAGAAAAAAGCTGCGGAAGTCAAAGACTTAGTAAGCGAAATTGAGTCTCTCACGGATAAAGATCCTGAAGGAATTACTGTTTACATTAATGACCCTCGTTGGTCAGAAATAGCAAGAACGCAGCTTCAACAAGGATTCATGGCTTTAGTTAGATCAGTAGCTAAGCCCGAATCTTTTTAAATAATTCGTTCTCCGTAAGGGAAACTGATAGGTTAGGCTACTTCCCTATTTAATAAGTAGCAAACAATAGTAACATAAACTTTAATCAATATAACTAATGGAAATAAAATTATGTCTGAACAATCAATGGATAACTTACTAGACGGTACACTCGATGATATCGCTGATCTTCCAGAGTTTAAAAACTTTGAAGCTGGTGCACATAGAGTTACAGCGTCATGGTCTCTAAAGGAAATTGATAACCACGGAATGTGTCCTGAAGTTAAGTTCGTGCTAGTAGAAACTATGGAGAAAGCTGACGAGCAAGCAGCAGGAGGAGCAGCAGGAGATGAATGTTCTGCTCTCTTTATGTTAGATAATGAGTTCGGTGCAGGTAAGTTTAAAGCTAACCTCTTACCCTTCGCAGAAGCATTAGGTCTTACTAAGCCTCGTGATATTATCGAAGCAGCACAAGATGTAGACTGTGTTATTATTACAGGTCTGCGTACTGATAAGAAGAACCCTGATAAGGTTTATCTTGATATTAAAGAGATCCAAGTAGTAGCTTAAGGAGAAACATTCCTAACACAGCCTTGCTATAACTGAAAGTCTTAGCCTCGTTACAGGAAACTGTAGCGGGGTTTTTTCAGTATTAAAAGGACAGAATATAATGGCAATAGATATAGCAGCGCACATAGCGAAGCTTAAAGCACAAGAGAAAGCTAACCCAGTACCTTCTGCTAAGGAACGGTTAATCTTCTGGGGAACTGCTCATGATAAGGACTACCTACCACATCTTAAAGGTTGTGTAGGAGCCTGTGCTGTCTATCTCAGGACAGATAAGGTTACTACTTTTACTGCAGTTAAGATGTTCTGTAAGAGTAAAGAAACATATCAAATTGTAAGTACCTCTGTATCTCTATTAGAGAAACTTCTTTATTGGGATAAGAGAAAAACTCCCTCCCTTTCTGACTACGCAGGATCTTTCTTTACTATCCCAGCGGATGAGAAACTAGATACTCCTGATATAGAAGTCATATTCATACAGCCATTGAAGCAATTAGCTACTGTAAACTACGGTAAGTTCATGGCTACTAGATTAATAACTAAGTTCACTAATAAGAAGAAGTGGTTTGTAGCGCCCGATTTTAACTGGCACCTGCTAGAAAGAAGAAACGAACCTGAAGCTTTCTTTGAATTAGGTAGAGATACCTGTTTCATGGTAGCAGTAGATATAGAAACTCTGCGTCAAGATGCACAGATACGATGCCTATCTTATACTGCATTCTTCTACGATGCTAATGAGCCTAGCGGTCTTCATACAGAAACATATGTCCTTCCATTAGATTCTGATTGGGCATTAGCTATAATGAAGAAATGGAACTGGGAGCTTAAAGCACCTAAGGTTCTACAGAATGGTAAGTATGATATAGCTTATATGACAAGATACAATGCTCCTTTATATAACTATCTCTATGATACTGCTGTCTTTTTTCATGCGTGGTACTCAGAACTGCCTAAAGACTTAGGGTTCCTTAACTCTTTCTTCATTAGAGAAGCTACCTACTGGAAAGATCTTTCCGAAACTAATGATCTCCATGAGTACTATCGCTATAATGCTCTTGATACTTGGGGAACTGGATGTTGTTTCTTAGCTATGCTTCTCGAATCTCCTCAGTGGGCTAAAGATAACTATCAACTTACCTTTCCTCTTACCTTCCCTTGTCACCTTAGTGAGATGACTGGGATAGCAAGAGATGTATCTAAGTTAGAAGCAGTGCGGGAGGAAATAGATTTAGAGATAGTGGAAGTCTCTAAGCGCCTTGATATTATCTTAGGTACTACTAATTTCAATGTTAAATCTCCTCCCCAAATTCGTGCGCTAATGAATATCTTAGGCTGTAAAGATATAAAGACTGGCGGCGCTAAAGACTTAGAACGAGTACGTTTTCGCCATCCTCTTAATGCTATGATCATATCGTTAGTTCTAGAAATAAGAAAGCTAAGAACATCTAAAGAGAAGTATCTTCAGACAGGAGTTAAAGCTACAGAGTTCTGTAATCAGGAAGGAAAGAATCCTAGAACTCTCTATGCGCTTAATCCTCACGGTACTGATACTAGCCGCCTAGCTTCTAAGGGACATCACTTCTGGACAGGACTTAACATACAGCAGATACCTAGAGGCAAGACTATTAAGCAAACCTTTGTAGCAGATGAAGGGTTCTTCTTAGCTGAAGCGGATCTGGAACAAGCAGAGAGTAGAGACACAGCTTATATAGCAGGAGAGAAGAACCTTATAGATGCAGTAGAACTCTCTCCCGATTTTCATTCTAAGAATGCTAGCTCTTTTTTCGGTATACCCTTTGCTGAGATCTATGACGTTCTTACAAGTACCGTACTGAATAAACCTATAAGACAGCTATCTAAGAATGTGAATCACGGGGCTAATTATCTTATGGGAGCCGCAGTATTAGTTGTAACCATGGGCGAAGATAACATTATCATGGCAGCGAGACTCTTAGGACTTAATAAGAACTGGAGTCATATAAGAATAGCAGAGCACTTGCTAGAGCAATTCCATCGTACTTATCCCGGACTTAGAGGAACCTTCTATGTAACTGTAGTGAATGAAGTAGTAGCGAAGAGAATGTTACAATCATTAGCTGTTCACTATCATACTGATAAGGATTCTTATGATCAGGTACTAGTAACTACTCCTCGTTGGACAAGATATTGTTTCGGTAATCCAGATAGGAATAAGCCAGATAAGAATGCATTAGTAGCTCATGCGCCTCAGAGCCTAAATGCACAGACACTTAATAAAGCGTATACTAAAGTATTCTATGACATAGCCATACATCCTAAATATTGTGATAACTTTAAACTAACTGCACAGGTTCATGACTCTATCTTTTTCCAAGCTAGATTCGGGCATGAGTACCTATGTGATATGGTAGTAGAAAG